TTTCAGTGGCATGATGGCCTCTGGTCCAGCTTCACCCATAAGTCCCATGCCGTTAGCCATTGGGAATACAGTAGGGCCATTTACGACACCACCATTAGCGAAAGCTGTAAGACGACCACGTGACATAACACCACCGTCTGCCAGAATAGATTTTAAGAATGATACTGCTGGGTCAATAGCCATCTCTTGGTAAAGTTGCTTGAGTACACTTGCCATGAAGGACTTAAAGGCTTCATCAGCTTTAGCTGTACCATCTACAACACTCATTAACATGTCACCGAAAGCATCACCTATTTGGTCGATCCTGACTTGTTGCTTGTCTCGCTCTTCATTTAACTTATAGTAAGCCTCTGCCTCTTTAATGAGTTGATCAATACGTTTATCACTCATGTTGACATCTTGACTCTTTAAGTCAAACAGTATCTCTTCCTTACGGCGTTCTTCTTCGGTAAGGTCTAGCAGTTTAGCTTGATGTCGTACTTGCTTGAGCATATCACCTACGACATCAGGTGGGGGTTTAACAGCAGGTGCATAAATGGATTTACCACTTTCACCAAAAATAGGTTTCTTACCTGATACTGTACTTCTACCACCATACCTTCTCAACGCCTGTTCTACGGCAGGTGTTGGGGCAAAGTTGTATGTTATCTCAGCCATCTCTTTAAGCTGCTGCTTTAAGTTTAGACTAATTCTGTACTGTTCTGCTAATTGCTTTACAGTATCTTCGGCAACACCTTTGCGTAGTAACTCTGCTTCATAGTTTTCAACTGCTATATCTTTTTCTAGCTGCTTGACAGACAGAGCCTCGTCACCAAACTGTAGACGCATTTGAAGGAGTGCGTTTTCTTGCTCAAGTTTTGTAGCTTGTTGATCAGCAAAGTCTCTTATTTTTTCTTGTGTCTCTAAATACTCAAGTTGTTCTTCTGTAGCATCCGCTAGATTTTTAACTAGTTCTTTGAATCTGTCTTGTTCAGCATCTTTTATAAGTCTTTGAGCATCTTGTAGGTTCTGAGCCTCTTGTACTTGGTCACCCATAAGGGTTGCACGGACTCTTTCTTGAGTTTCTAGTATTTGTGCCTGACCGACTTGTTGTTCTAGGGTACCGACAAGTTCTTTACGACCTTCAAGTTCTGCATCAATCATAGACTGAGCAGTCATCCCTGCACCCGTTGACGCACCAGCGAAAGACATAGCCCTCTTAAAGTCTTCACTTTGTGTTCTAGCTATGAGTTCATTTACGGCTGCTTGGGCAGAAACAAGTTGAGAAGTTAGTCCTGCTTCAATACTAGCTTTAGCCCCAGTAGTAACTTCACCAAGGGTTCTTTCTAATTCTTCTAGTTCTTCGTTTAAATCTCTTGTAGCGTCTTTTGATTTTAGCAGGGGTGCAAGGAAACCTGTAGCAATAGCAATACCTGCACCTGCAATAGCACCTTTTGGTCCTAGGAAACCCAGAAGCTGAGATGCCTGTTGTCCGAATGCAACAGCTACGTTTGTACCAGACTGAACCTGTACAGCAAAGTCACCTACCTGATAACCAGCCTGTTGAGCAAATAACTCAAACCTGCGCATACCTTTGCCAGATAAAGACATAGCTTGTGCATGGTTAAGTTGTTCCTCAGTAGCATTTCTAAGTGCAAAGGAATATTGTCTAACTTGACTAGAAGCCCTATTGTAATCAAACCCTAATTTTTGTAATTGCTTAGATTGAATTACAAGCTGTCTATTATACTGCTTAGACGTAAGTTCACCCTTACGGTAAGCCCGTTCAATCTCAACTAAGCTGTACTGGAACTTCTTCTGGGAGTTCTGAACCTTTAGATAATCTCTATCATCTATGGCAATCTTCATCGTTAAAAGATCGTCAGCCATTTAATGCTCCTATGTACTTTGAGTCTAGCAACTTTATTATTTCTACATGCCAAGATGACAAAGGTGTGCCTGTTAGTTCAGCCCACGCTTTTATCTCTGAGTATTGTATTGGGTTAGGGCCAGAAAAACCTGCTGATCTACCATTGCTTATATGCACAAAAGCAGACCAGACATGCGACAAGATTGAGGGAAACTTATGTTCGTTCTCTAACTCTTTAGGTTTGATGCCAGTCTGCTTGTATACTTGTTCTAAGTGATCTCTTTCAGTAGCACCAGACTGGGTGACTGATAGCTTAAACTCTTCGTCTGCCCAGCTAAGTAAATCCGATACTACTTCATCATAAAATCCAGAGAAGTATCAATAGCCTCTTCTAGCTGTTGTCGTATCCAGAATACTTCCTTGTATACTTCTTTAGCTTTTGCCACTGATAGTTTAGGTTGTTCACCACCAAAGGTAATATTCCAAGACTTAGTAACTTTAGCAAGTAGGTCAATGCCAGCTTCCTCAAGTTCTTCTGCCTTAATATCAATCTTACCATTCTTAGATTTGGAGAGTCGTTTGTTCTGTTGTTCAAAGACTACTTTCTTGTAGGCTTCTGCATAAGGTGCATACAACTCTACTTCCATGTCGCTACCGTCATCATTCTTTAACGGTTCGTTCTTGACTGGGTGTCGTATGGTGCAAGTGACTATATCACTATCAGGGGTTAAATCTTTTAAATCCATGTCGAGTCTCCTTCGGGTTGTCGGGTAGATTTGTGGGGGATGCCAGACCCGACACCAACACCCCCCTACCCTAGCTAGGGATTACGCAGATCGTGTGATCTTTAAGTTTGTCGCCTCTGTTGTGTCATATAGAGCAACGAAGGACATAGATACTACACGACTTGTAGGACCATCTACACCCACATCAGCAGAGTTTACTTTCACACGTGGGAATAGGAATGTCATTGTGTTTGTGCCATCACCTACAGAAACTTCAAGTGCTGTCTCTGTTTCGTTGATGAAACGATTTACTAGTGCTGCATCTTGAAAGTACGCTGATAGTGTACCTTCTACTTCTGCACGACCAAACTCTAGGCTTGGTGCTGAGTCATCACCGATGACGAATGTAGGTGCATAACCGTTAGTGACTGTGAAGTCTAGTCCAGTAACAATAGCCGATGATGCTAGAGTTGAACCACTGTCAGCAATCTTTAGGTCACCAGAGTAAGCATCAAAAGGTGCTGCACCAGAGGCTGCATCTATAGTACGTGACTCAGCAATATCAGTAGAACTAATTGTCATATCTTTACCGACGACACCAAAGGTTGTTGTTACCATTTGGTTAGGTGCTAGTGAAACACCCATTGTGTTTACTGTACAACCAGTGAACAAACGGGCTTGGTCGATGTCAGCAGCATAGTCTTCGATAGAGAAGAACTTAGGTGTTGTACCAACTTTAAGTACGTTAGTTGACCATGTGTTTAGCATGGCAGCTTCTAGCCAATCGTCGTAGTCTGCATCACGCATATCGACAGTAATGTCACCGCCAACTTGACGGTTACCATGACGGTCAACACGTGGCATACGGTCTGACTGAATGTCATTACCTGCAACACGATCTTTAGATAGGTTTAGTGAGTGAGTAGAAAAAGGTAAGTTAGTGAAGTTACCAGTAGGTGTCGTACCAAAAGCGCTTTCTACGATGTACGACAGACTGGAACGTGAACCCTGTGCAAAGGCCATAGTGATCTCCTAGTTATTTGTATGCATACCAAGTTACGACAACAGGAACAAGATAAAAAGGACTGTCTACTATACCTTGTCTACGTTCTGCAAATTCTATATTAACAGTAGTCGAACCTTGAGTTAGTTTTGATGTTGCTTCGTATGTCTCCATAACATTCTTAGCAAGAGTATCTGCCGCAGCAGGGCCAGCACCCTCTGGGACATAGCAGTTAATGGTAAAGATGCCATCGTATCTCTGCTGTGGATTTAAGCCCCGTACAGTGGGCCTTCTTGTTATCGGGGTGTAGGTAACCTCTAAGTAGTTTTGCCCCGTTGTAGGGTTGAAAGGGACGTTCTCATAAGCTATTGACGGTACGCTTGGTATGTCAGCCAGCTTACTTTCTAGTGCGGCCCGAATATCCTTGTCAATAGTTGCCATTTCTTATCCTATTAGCTATAGTCTCCATAATGTAATACTTATGCTTATATTCTACATAAGGAGCATGAGGTGCGCCATTCTGTAAGTATATGGCAGTCGTACCCTTTAGTTTGATCTTAGAGATGTCAGAATATAGTGCAGCTTGTGCAGCATCTCTATCAACAGAACTTCCAGAACCTTTGGTTAATCTTCTGCTATCAACCCTACGTGGTCTACCTTGTTTATTAAAAGACCACGACCTTAGATAGGCACCAGTATCTAATGCAGGTTTACTTTGAGCATTTTCACCCATTGTAACAGCTATGGCTAAGTTGGCTTGACGCACTAATTTAGCTTTAAACTGAGCCTCTAGCTTTTCATCTAGTTTCTTGCCAAGACCTTTGGGTCTAGTGGCTACCTGCAACCTCATCATTCTGCAACCTCACAGGTATACATGACTGCTAGACCGTTGCTGTAGTGAGTGGTAACTCTTACGATGTGTACTGTGTCACCAAACCCTGAGATAGTATCACCATCATCAGGAGCAACTGCAAGACCCAACGCAGAAATTACACACTTTCTGGTACCACGCCTAAGATCAGTCTCGCCCTGAATGCCTACCTCAAAGTTATAGAAGTAAGCAAAGGCTGTATAATCTGTAGTCGCCCCACCCGACAAAGTACCTGTGGCTGGATCGTATGTTCCAGTCGTGGTCTGTTTGTGCAGTGTAACTTCT